TAGCTGCTTACTATAATAACCGCTTCTATATTGCGATGCCTACTATTACGGGGACAACTCCGTCAGTAAGGAACGACAAGATCCTTGTATACAATACGCTCAACCAGAACTGGGAGTCGATTGACTATTATCCTACTGGGTTATTCTCAGATAACTTGATCTTGTCTGCGTATATTAATCAACGGCGGCTGATGATTATCACCAACTTTGCTGGCTCTGGCCAGTACGGTGGCGTGTTCCTGTCAGAGGAGCAGGTCGAGGGTGACGAGTTCAACACGTCCAATGCTACGCCGATATTGCCCTTTAACCTGTTCCCAGCGTCCAGCCAGATCACCGAGTCTACGTTAAGAGCCAGCACCCAGAACTTTGTCCATATCCCTGCGTCCGTAAAGACTAGGGAGTACGCTTTTGGGGGGACTTCCGAGAAGCGGTTTAGCCGAGGCGAGTTTACCTTTAACAACGTCGCAAACGACTTTGTGCGGATTGACTCGACTACTTACGACCCAGATGCCACCGAGACTGTGCTTGAGTACAGCTTTAGCGGCACTTCAGACGGGACTTTGCGCCCTCGCATCGCTGCTCGTGGAACGTCGATAGCTTGCACGGTTAATTTTGTGGTTGGAAGACCAGCCTTGAAAAGTGTTGCTGTTTATGCTATAGCAGCAAATAGACCAATGATTTCTCAGGAGTAACTTATGCCCGGACAACAGATCAAAAAAGGTACAATCTACGTCGATTATCCTACCGTGGGTACTAATCAAGTGACTGCCGCAAACTTGAATGCTCATGTTGATAATGCGGAACTACTTCCCGGCGCTATCTCTGCACAGCCTACAAGCACTCCTGAAGAGAATGATTATGTTATAGTCGAAAGAACTGGCGACTTATTTAAATATACTATTGATAGCATTAAACAGCTATTTGCATCTATTGTTGATGGATTCTTGCCAACTTCTGGCGGAACGATGACTGGGCCGCTGATACTAGTAAACAGCACGCCATCCACGGCGGCTACAGCGGCAAGCAAGGGGTATGTGGACGCTATAGCAGCGGCTACCGTGCTGTCTGGTTCAATTGTAATGTGGGGTACAGACACGGTTCCATCTGGCTGGCTAGAATGCAATGGACAGTCTACGTCTGGCTACCCTAACCTTATCGCGTTATTTGGGACTAACCTTCCCGATTTGCGAGGTGAATTTATCCGTGGATGGGATAATGGCCGCGACATTGACGTTGATCGTGAGCTTTTGTCTGCTCAAGCGCAGTCCATGCAGGCTCACACTCATACTTACGAAAAAGCATCTTTGTTATTTGTTACAGCACCGGGCGGAGTGTCAACAACATCCAACTCAAGGCCAAATATCGTATATAGTGTTACAGCAACAAGCTCAACTGGCACTGCCGAGACGCGCCCACGCAACGTAGCCTTGATGTTCATCGTCAAAACCTAATGACCGTCCAAGACTGGGAACAACTTGTAGACACGCTTTATGAACAATGCCGCAACCATATTCAGCTTCTGGGACAGGTATCCCGAGATGATGTGGATGGCTATCTTAGTTTCTACGGCGTCCATGATAGCATTTACGTTGCTGGGCGTGACGGCAAGATCACAGGTGTCTCAACCACGCATCCGGGCGTTAGCGACTTCAACTGGAAATGGCGCAAGCAGGATGGCATCTGGACAATCCACATGGCATGGGCAAGTGAGCCTGAAGCGGTTGCTCAAATGTTTAACCAGTTCTTTGAACGTAAAGCACCTATCACGCAAGTTTGGGCATGGAGACATGATCATGCCACACAGATCACTCCTAAAAAACTAGAAAGACTTTTATATGGGCGGAGGTAAAACTCAAGTTGTATCGGCACCAGCGGCTCCTAACTATCAGGAGTCCATGCGATCTATCCTGCAAGCTCAGATTGATTTGGCCCCGAAGGTGTACGAGAGCGAAAAGATCTATCAGCCCAAGTATCAGACACTTCAGGATCAGATTGCCAAGCAGGCTGCTACTAGCCAGATTGATCTGTATAAGCAGCTTCAGCCGTCTTACTCGCAGTTAGAGGAAGACTACATGAAGTCGCAGCAGGCGGCGCAATTGCGCGGCTTGCAGGAGCGTGCTCCAGAGTACATTCAGGCCTTTCAAGAGGCGCAGGGTGTTGGCGGCATCAATCAAGCTCTTCAGCGATATACAGAACAAAAACTAGCTGGCTTACAGGCTAATGGTGCAGCGTTGTCACCAGAAGAGCAGCGTATGCTCGATCAACAGGCTAGAGCAGGCTATGCAGCCCGGGGAACGTCACTAGGCGGACAGAGCAACCTTGCCGAGGTGATGAACCGCTACAACGCTCGTCAGGCCCGGGAACAGCAGCTTGTGGCCCTTGGCACAGGCTTGGGCGGTTACTTCCAGCAGCAGGCTGCCCCTGCGTTGACTTCGTTCTACCAGCAGCCTATGTACGCTGGTTCGTTTGGCGGTCAGGCCGCACAGAACGCGATGATGGGTCAGCAGCAGGCTGGACCACAGTACTTCAACCCAGAGTCACAAACTGGCATGGGCTCGATCTACGGAGCGTATAACTCGCAGATGCAGTACGCCGCTGGTATGGCGCAAGCTAACGCAGCTAAGAGTGCTGGAAAAATGGGCATGATAGGATCGCTTGGCGGCGCAGTTATTGGTGCGGGTGGCATGCTTGGTGGCGCAGCAATTTTGTAATGAATATAAGCCCTGCAATAGACATGATTAAAAAGGCTCTTAAGCGAGCCAAGCGGCCTGCTGTGCTTTGGAGCGGTGGCAAGGACTCCACCGTACTGTTGGATCTTGCATTAAAGATTATGCCTGAAATTGAGGTTATTCACTTCAAGCTGCCTTTTTTGTCGCATAAATACAAGCATCACCATGAGGTGCAGGAAGAACTTAAGCTAACCGTCCATGACTGGGTTCCGGCATCAATCTCTTTAATACACGGGAAAAGTCGCATCGACGTTTGTGAGACTTACTCAGTAGGAACAGGCCAGCTTAAAGTCATGCGCGGCACAGAAGCCTTAGACCTAACCAAGCCCTGGGTGTGTGGCAAAGAATGGCTTAACAGGCCAAAGGCAAATGTCGCGAACGATTTTGATGTATTGCTTTGTGGCCACAAGAGCAGCGATGAAGATCCGCTCACCGGCGCTGTGCCGTTGATGCTGGATATGAAACTGTTGGAAATGGGCACAGAAATGTGGTTCCCGCTTCGTGAGTGGAGTGATGTAGACATCTCGCTGTATATCACCTCAAACAACGTCAAGTACGACCAGAACAGGTATGACTCGGATGTTGTGTCTCGCCCGGACAAGCACATGAACAGTGACTACGTTCATGCCTGTTTTCGTTGCATTGATCGCAGAGAATCTGCATTTGTACATTGCCCAAAGCTAAAGATCGACGTAGAGAACTTGCATGAGCATGTCCTCCACGAAGAACCACGATTTGACTACTGCAACATGCGAACTGGACTGCCAAAAGTGCGGAGCGTGTTGCAGCCACAAGGCCAGTTGGCCGATTCTGCGAAAGGATCGATCTGATGCAATTAACATCCCCAAAGAGTACATCCGCGATGATCTACCATTGCTTAAGTGCGTTGGAACTCGCTGTATTGCGCTTTCGGGGATTGTTGGGCAGGAAGTTTCGTGTAAGATCTATGAGCATAGACCGCTTGCCTGCCAGCGGTTTGAAAAAGGCAGTCCTCTCTGTTTAGAAGCTAGAACCAAATTTTATGGCAAAACCTCGTGAACTTTATAGTGGAGCCGCACCACAAGCGATGAGCTTGATGGGCCAGGGCATTGCTGACGCTTACGCTAACGTAGGCCGGATCGAAGGGCAGGGTATGGCTGCGATGGGAGAAGGGATTGCTAAGGGGATTACGAGCGCGGCGTCAGCGGTGGCTGGGTACATGAAGGAGGCCAAGCAGCTTGAGTCGCAGAATAAGTCTTACGAGAACTTGCTTAAGAATTCCTTGGTTCAGAACATGTTATTTCAAGATAAGCAAGGCCCAGAAGGCGTAATTACCGCCAAGGATCAAGCTTCTCAATTTATTGCGCAGACTGCTGACATGAAGCCGTCGGAGAAGAATATGGTCTATAACATGATCGTGCCTCCGGCTATTGGGCAGTACTACAAGATGCAGCAAATCGGAGCAGAGCAGCAAGGCATGTTTAACCGAGCAATGGCAGCCAAAAAGCCTGTTTCAGATTTATCTGGAATCGCATCTGGGTTAAGACAAGTTACTGGCACAGAATCGCAAGGTGAAGCTATGTCACCAGCGCCATCACCTATGCCAGCAAGTGAGTTTAGCTTAGACAATGCGGCATCAAGGCTTGAATCTTTTATGATAAAAAAGCATGGAGCTGATTATAAAAAAAGAGGCGTCAAAGTATCTATTCAAGATATAAGAGAATCTGAATTTGAATAATTTATGCCATACACGGAAGATCAGATTAATCAAATCCTAAGCAGGGTAAATGCGCCACAAGTAGAGGCACGGCCATCTGCAAGAGGAACCGTGACTGTGCTTGGAATGGAGCCTACTCCACAGGCAGGTTCAACAAAAGAACCGATGTCTGCTTATGATGAGTATCAAAAAGCATACGCAGATGCACAGCGCAGAAGACTTGCTGGACAAGAGTATATTGCAAAACAAATGTTTTTGAATCCAGACCAAGCAGAGGTAATCAATAAAGGGTTAAGTCAAATTCTAGATGTTGATGTTCCAAAAATGCCTCGGTTTGAAGAAACTGATCCTGCAAAAAAAATAATGGAATCTCTTCCAGCGTTTGAAAAAAGAGATTACGTTATTGCCAATATCAAATCTGAGCTTGATGGCGCATCTAAAATCAAAGATCCGCAGGAAAAAATGCAGCGCATCTTTACTATTCTTCCAAAGATGATCCAGTCTGCTGGAACCGGCGGAACTGATGCCTTGCAGCCTGCTGAAATTATCCTTGGTTTGCCTGAAGCTCAGACAATCTTTACATGGGCATCTGCAAACAAAAAGAACTTGTACGACCCGATGACATGGGCGGAAATTCAAACTGATCCAGTATTAAAGAATGCATTTATGGCAAATCCAGATGCATATCTTAAAAAGGCAAAAGCAGTATACAATACAATCTCCTCGAGTCGAAACAAAGCGTTGAACCAGTTTGAAAGAATGTCTTCAAGGGATTGGGTTCGTAAAAACACAGGACTTGAATTGCTTGATAAGTTTACAGACGAAGACTTGCAAGATATTCCAGCTCGCCCAGATACTTCCGCAACCTTCTCAATTGGCCCTGGGGGCGCTCCTGTTCGCACCGAGGCAGCACCGCAGCAACAGAACGCTGCGCCTAACTTAAAGAGGGCATACTACAACGCTGCTGGCAAGCTGGTGATTCCCTAGCACTTTATGGCACAACAAATACAGCTTCCAGACGGCACTATCGTTGAGTTTCCAGATAACGCAACAAACGAAGATATTTCGGCTGCGCTAAATGAGTACGTCCCTGCACAGCAAGAGGGTGTGCCATCATTATCTCAGCGTGCGCTAGAGGCTGCTGCGCCATACATTCGCGGAGCAGGACCAACGGCATCTGCTGCGCTTCTTGGGTTTGCTGTAGGCGGTCCTCCTGGAGCTGGACTAATGGCAGCCTCGCTTGAGGCTACGCAACTGCTTGGTGATCCGGCAGTGCTAGTGCTTAATAAATACCTTGGAACGGACTATTCGCCTCCCAGCCAAACCATTCAATCGTTTCTATCTGGTATAGGTCTTCCTGAGAGTAAGACTCAGGCAGCTAAAATGACAGAGGCAATGTCAAAAGGGGCGGCAAGCACATTGGCGACTGTTGGACTTGGCCCTGTAATTCAAGCGGTATCTGGAGCCACTAGCGGAGAGCGCAGTTTGGCTATGGAAGTTGGTAAGATGCTTGCAGATCAACCCGGCAGGCAGGCCGTTGCTGGTGCAGCAGGTGGTGCAGCAGCGGAGGCAACAAGGCAAGCACTGGAAGGCAAGCAAGCTCCAGAATGGATGCAGGAGTATGTGTTTCCCGTGCTTGAAATGGGAGCTGGCATTATTGGTGGAGGTGCAGGATCGTATTTGGCTGGAAGAACACAAGCCGCCAGATCAATGAAGACGGGCACATATCCGGGTGCGCCTGGATTAGCGCCAGAAGAGATGGCGTTGGCAGTTCAAGAGCTAGAAGCCAAAGGACAGCAGATTCCTACGTCCTATGTATTTCCTCCGAAAGGCCCAGTAGGGAAAACGCTACAACGGCTTGCTAGAGCAGGAACTGCGGGAGAGCTTGATCAAGAGATCATCAACTTCAGAAATCAAGAGATCGAGAACTTCTTTGCTGATAAAGGAATTACCCCAAGTCAAGCTTGGCTTTCTGAGGTTACCAAAGACTTAAACGCTACAAGGCTAGAAAATGTAAGGCGATTGACTGGCGTGAACGATGAAATCATTAAGGCTGCTGACAACACAGCTAAAACGGTTCCTGTTCAAAAGTCATTGGCTGCAATTGATAGCGAAATTGCTCAACTTAAAAAGGACCACCCAACTGGATATACTGAAGTTGTTTCTAAACTAGAAGCTATTAAAGACGGTCTTTCCGGCAAGGCGGTTAAGCCTCCAGTATTGTTTGACCAATTTGGAAATGAAATTCAAAGGCAACCAATAAGACCAGGCCAGTCTTTCTCTTCTGTTGATGTAAACAGAAATGATGTCGGAAGACTTACTAGAGATCCATCTTTGGCGGCAATAGACGCAAAGGAACTGGGTAAAATCTCTACAAGAATTTACGGAGTCATCAAAGATGACATGCGTGATTTCTTGAAAAACAACAACCTTAAGGCTGATCTGTGGGATTCTACAACTAAAGAACTGCATGAGTCAGCGGGACAACTTGATGTCAGTGCGCTTCGGCATGCATTAGACATGGGTAAAGTTCAGCCAGAGGCTGCATCGAGGCTATTGTTTAGCGCAAAGCCAAGTGAAGTTAAACTGATATACGACAACCTTAGCCCGGAAGGCCGTAGGAACGCTCAGTATGCTATGCTGGAAAAGGCGCTGGCTGAGTCAATCAATCAGACCACTCAAGAGCCAAGCGCAGCGTTGATCGAGAAGAAGCTCAATCAACTCAAAAAGGATTCAAACATCTTCTTTAAAAATACACTTCAAAGAGATGAGATTGAAGGATTGACTCGAATGTTGCGACTGACTTCTCCATCAGTTGATCTCCAAGCAGATCCCGCTACAGGTCAGCGTGCAGTTGCTCCAATGGCAGCGTTGGCTTCCTTTGCTCAAAGAGGATTTGTTAAAACAGTAGCTACCGCATTAATGTTAGATCGAGTAGCCGGTTTCTACGAATCTCCAGTTGCTCGTAAAATCTTAAAGGCGCTTCCTAAAACTCAAAAGAATTCAACTGAAGAACTTGCGTTGACTAAGAGATTTATTAATGCCTTTGAAATTCACAACGATCAAAAGTCTGTTGAAGATCTTGAGAAAAAGCGTATTGCAATGGCGTTTATTCCGTCTAGCACATATACAGAGCAAATGCCGAATGGCGGGTTCGTTAAAGTAGACAACAGCCTTGGCTATAAGATGATCAAGCCAGCAGATGGCGGAATTAAGCTGTTTGATAAGACTGGTCGTCAAGTGCCCGGTATTTTTGCGAACGAGAAGACTGCCATCAAGAAAGCCACAGACTTAACTTATCGCGAAGTTATACAGCAAATCAGAGCAAAGGAAAAAGCATATGCCGCTGAAGAAATCCGCAAGTGAGAAGGCGTTCGTACAGAACATCAAGACCGAAATCAAGCATGGCAAGCCGCCTAAGCAGGCTGTAGCTATCGCTTACTCCGTGCAGAAAGCCGCTGCCGCCAAGCGCAAATAGCCTATGGCAAACATAACACGGAAGTGGAAACGCTTCCTTGCAGTTAGTTGCAGCCATGGGTTCATGGCGGACCAAGCTGTACTCAAGGAAGTCTTACGCTTTCGTGACCGATGGAAGCCGGATACGGTGCTGCATCTCGGTGATGCCATCGATATGACGTGTTTGCGTAGTGGTGCGATCACCAATGACAGTCACGACGCTACCGTAGATCCCGAGGCCGATCTCAACGATGGTTTAGCATTTATCTCGGCGCTGAGACCACAGCACTACCTGCTTGGCAACCACGAGGCCCGGCTTGTCACGCTGATGAGCCACCCCAAAGCAATCATCTCGGCTCTAGCGACTCGCGTGTATCATCAGATCCACGACCGAGCCAAGTCGATCAAGTGCAAGGTCTACGACTACAAGCTCAAGACCGGCTTCGTTGGCTTGGGTGACGCTCTCTTCCAGCACGGATACTTGCACAGCGAGAACGCCTTGCGTGATTCCGCCGAGCGTATGTGTCACGGCAAGTACACCAAGCTTGTCATGGGGCATATCCACCGTGTACAAATCGCTGAAGGTCGGCGCATTAAAGGTGTCACTGGCTACTCTGTTGGGTGGCTAGGAGATCCCGAAATGGCTGGCTACGCGGAAAATAGAATTGCAACCACCGCTTGGAGCAGAGGCTGGGCGTGGGGCGAATATACTGACAACGAGACAATTGTATGGCTGACAAAAGAACTAAAGGACGGAAGCTTCAAGCTGCCCCTGTAGAAGGGGACTGGCTCTCGCAACTTGCGGAGAATCTAGAACTAAAGCCCGCACCTCCGGGGTGGTATACACTCTCACAAATTGCTCAACGGCTTGGAATTGGCAGAACCGCTACACGGAACATCCTTGCTCAAAAGAAAGCTGTACGACAGAAGTTTTACCACAAAACGACTGACGGAAGAATCGTGCCTACAGTACACTACAAGCTATGAGCCCCGAAGAACAAGAACGCCAAGCCATCATCCAACGTGCAAAGGATATTCTGTCCGAGCACTTTGAATGCGGCGAAATCCTCGTACAAGCGCAGGATGAGAACGACTCGGACAACACAAACCGCTACGAGGCTGGTTGGGGCAATCGTTTCGCCCGAGACATGCACATCAACCTCATGCACAAAGAGCGCGTGCTGGAACACTCTTGGATGGAAGAGTGTGGCGATGAGGACGATGACGATGACGAGGATGACGACGACGAAATAAAATCAAAAAAGTAGTTGCGCGTAGTAGACCAACGTATACTTTGCTAGGCATTCGGTGAATGGTTCACCGATGAAACACAACAAAAATGAAAGTAGCACAAATTAGCGACATTCAGAACTTGGCCGATGGCAGCGTCATCGGGGAAATGCGGGTTACGATCAAAGCGACGTTCCCGCCTAAAACTGGTGAAGGTAAGTTTGGCCCTTGGCGGGTACAGAACTGCGTCCTTCAGGACTCCACCGGCGAGTGCCGTGCATCGTTCTGGTTGCCGGACGAGATGGGTGACCTCAAGGGACAGATGGTGACCCTCAAGAGCCAAGCAGGCAAGAAGGGCTTGCAGGGCATCAGCGTGAAGCACTCGACCCATAGCGGCGAGAATGAACTTAAGATCACCGATCA